CGATGGTGTGTAGAACATTTGGCACAGTGACATATGTTGATGATTATTGTCCAAGAATTAGAAATGCTACCGGCAACATTGACTACTTTAGTGGTGATGGTGTGAGAAAAGTAATCATGGCATTTCAAGATTTCTTAAAGGAATATACAAGTGATAAAGAAGAGGGCTACGATATGGTTGTGTATATGCCTCTGGGTGTCCTCAGCTTCCTGCTTACAACTGATGAATTGATCGAACTTGAAAAGACAACTGATAAGAAGTTCTGGAAGGCTGTTCAAGGCTGGTTCAATTATAGAGTCGGATATACAAAGCTTCATGGTTATGACTATGATAGACTTGATACTGAAGCAAAAGCTGTTGGTGTTGAGTTAAGATTCCCAAGGAGTGAGTGATTAGTGTCAGACATTGAGCCCTACACAGGGCAAGAGATTGAACCGGCATCCAGGACAATTCTGGATGATTTGGCAGATATAGAGCAAGCTGGATTGCTCCATGTAAAAGGTTATTCTAATCATGAAATAAGCTCCCTCATGAGCGTCTCTGCAGATAAAACAAAAGAGATGATCACTGAGTATAAGAAAATACTGAATCGTCAGGCTGAGTCTGATCCGTATTTCTTAGAGAAGATACAATTTAACACAATCAAGGCACTGCAGGAATTTGATCAATTAAGCAAAGAAGCTTGGGAAACCATTAATATTGCCACAGACCATGGCATGGTTCCGGCAAGAATTCAAGCTATTAAATTAGCGGCAGAAGTTGCTACTAAGAAAGCGCAATTGCATAAGCTTATGGGTGGCAATCAAACGGATGGGCAATACATTGCTAGAATGCAGAAAGCAGAGAATGTTAATCAAATTCTTTCTAAAGTTTTAAGAGATGTTATTTCCAAGCATCCTCAGATTGCCGAAGAGGTCAGGAGAGAATTGGAAATTGCATTTGAAATCATGAATGATGGTGTTGAATAAAGAGACGGAAAAATTATTACATAAAGGTTTATGTAAAGAGACGGAAAAACTCTCACATAAAGGTGTAAACTCACTTGTCTATGAGGTGATCCTGCTCTAAGCTTACAGCGGTGTAAGAATCCATATGTGTAAGATTACTCATTCGTAATCTTGTCGCCGCGTAAGTTTTCATATTTCATAGTGTATACTATTAAGGGTGGCAAATGTCTGACTTTATTGGATTAAATTTAGAATTTAATGACTTTGATCGCTTGCTTAGGCAAGACGATTTGGTTGAAACTCCTGTTCCGATTCAAGTGTTCGTTCAGGATAAGAAATACTTAGGCTTACCGCCATTGTCTCCAATTCAAGAAGAGATAGTCAAGCACAGTACACAAATTCTTAAAGAACGCACTTTGATATCTTTACATGGTGAAGAAGCAGGGCGTGAATATTATAAGAAATATACTGACAATGAGGTTATATGCATGTTGGGCAAAGGATCTGGTAAAGATCATTGTTCAAGAATCTCAATCGCTTATACAGCATACTTACTACATTGTTTGAGGGATCCGCTTAGTTATTTCGGTAAAGCTCACGGTGTGTATATTGACTTGCTTAATCTTGCTGTTAACGCACAACAAGCCCAAAGAGTTTTCTTTGAGCCATTAAAAAACCTATTGTTAAGCTCACCGTACTTTAATGAAGTTGGATTTGAGCCCAGGGTTTCAGAAATATTTTTCTTTTCAAGACCGGTAAGATGTTTCTCGGGTCACTCTGAAAGTGAAGGTTGGGAAGGTTATGAAGTTTTGACTGTGGTTTTGGATGAAATTGCAGCTTTTAAAACTGATGCAGAATTGAAAGGCGAAACAAGATCTAAAGGATCTGCATCTGCAATTTATAACATGAGTAAGCTATCTGTTATGTCGCGCTTCCCAGAAGTTGGTAAAGTTATTCTTCTCTCATTCCCCCGGTATAAGGGAGACTTTATTGAACAAAGATTTTATGGGGCTAAAGAAAAGAAAGAGCCTAAGACTTGGTTCATAAAAGCTGCTACTTGGGAAGTAAATCCTACGATTAAGAGAGAGCAATTGGAATCTGAATACATTAGAAATCCTATTGAGGCAGCTGCAAGATTTGAGTGCAATCCTCCAAATATGGAAGATGCTTATTTTAGAGATCCTGATCTTGTCAGGAAGGCTTTTACATATAGCGAAGATCCAATCAATGAGGATGGCACATTTAAGAAATGGTTTAATAATACAGATCAACATGTTCGTTTTATCCATGTTGACTTAGCGCTTAAAAGAGACAGAGCAGCGTTAAGCTTAGTACATTCTCCTGGATTAAGAGAAGTGAAAACACTAAACGGGATTGAGAAGCTTCCGGTAATCAATGTTGATCTTGTTTATTCTTGGGAGGCCGGTATCAATGAAGAAATTAATTTCTCAAGCATTAGGCAAATGATAATTGATCTATGCAGAAAGTTTGATGTAGCCAAGGTTACATTTGACAGATGGCAATCAATTGAAATGATTCAAAGCTTAAGATCGTTAACAATTAATGCAGATTTTCACAGCGTAAAGAAAACAGACTATGATACATTAACATCTGCAATATATGATGGCCGTTTGCGTGGATATTGGAATGAATTATTAGTTGAAGAAGAACTTCTCAAATTACGTTTGTTTTCAAATAATAAAATTGATCACCCATCATCTGGATCAAAAGATTTGGCAGATGCTATTGCCGGGGCTGTATTTAACTGTATAGAAAATATTTCAGTAAGCAGTGAGATCGAGATTGAGTTATTGCAGCCGGATAAATGGCATGAAATAAACGAAGAAATGCCTGATTTTGGTACTGTATCTGTGTATAATGGTGGAAGTGGAAGGTTTGAACAAGGCTTTTCTCAACAGAAATCAGAGGCAAATAAATGGTTGGAAACGCTATAAATGATGTCGTAGTTACGAGCGAAGAAATCGCATCGTCATTGTCTTCGGAATTGCAGAGGATGATTCTTCAAGTCGTTACGCTAAGAATTGAGAACGCTAAGTTGAGGGAAAAGCTGAACAGCCTTGTAAAGCAATCTAGCGACAATTAGATTAATTTTTAAATTCTTAGCAGAAAAAAATAGTTTCTCGCACATAGCCTATTCCTCTGTGCTAGTGTTCCTTCTGCTGGCGATTCCTTATGTAATTCGCATAGAGAATCGCCAGCACCAAGTAAAAACCCTACAAAGAATACGGAGAAAAATATGACACTCAAAATGAATAAAGTAGATAATTTCCCAGAAATCACTAGGGCTGGCAGACAGTCTGAAGATTTGCAGGCGATTATTAATGCTCTTCACGACTCGGTTAATACTGGACAAAAGTTTAGCCTTTTTGTTGAGCCTGGTAATCCATATAACTCAATGCAGCAGCGTATTCGTGCGCAGGCAAAGAAGTTTGGATATAAGATTATCATTCGTTATGACTCAGCCAAGAAGGAGCTTTTCTTTAAGGCAAATCGTGGCGGTAATGCTTCGGTTTCGGCTAACGAAGTCAGCTCGGTTAAGAATAAGGCTACGACTACCGTAAAGTCCAAGTAATAAATCAATAAAAAAATAAAAAAGTTTTTTTTGAGTGGGGCGAAAGCCCCACTTTTTTTTGCTATACTGTAAATATGCTAACTACCGAAAAACAAAATATTGAAATATCACCTGAGCAAATTGCTAAATGGGCTCCAATGATTGCGCTTCCTTGTTATGACCGGCAATTGACTGAACCTTTCACTATGTCTCTTATTCAGGCATGTATATACTTTAAACAAATTGGAATGCGCTTTGGAATTGGTACAATTAGTGACTCCCTAATTTCCAGGGCTAGGAATAGTATTGTTGCTAAGTTTATGGCGGCCGAACAGTTTACACATTTGTTATTTATTGATGTTGATTTGAAGTTTAACCATAATGATATTTTAAAGATGCTTTGGCACGATAAAGATGTTATGACAGGATCTTATCCTATTAAAGACATTAATTGGGAAAAAGTTCAGAAGCTTGTTCAGGCAGGTGTTGAGCCAAATAAATTAGCTGCAAAAGCTACAAGATTTGTTGTCAATCCAGTTAGCGCCGGACAAAATAAAATTGAAACAGATAATGGTGCTATTGCTGTTCACGACGCGGGTACCGGATTTATGTTAATCAAAAGAGAAGTCTTTACCAAGATGTTTGAGGCGTACCCAGAATTGAAATTTCAAGACGATACAGGAAGTTTAAAAGGTGATGAATTGAAACACACCTATGCTCTCTTTAATTCTTATGTAGATGAAAATAAACGCTTCCTGTCTGAGGATTACGGCTTTTGCCGGTATTGGCAAAAGATTGGCGGAAAGATTTGGGTTGATCCTGCTGTTGAGCTTAGTCATTTTGGTCGCTTTGTATATGAAGGTAACATGGTAGATTACCTTATGGAAATTTCTAAAACCAATTCCTAAATTAAGTTTTTCATAAAGCCCCTGTAGTGCTTTATAAAATATACTAAAATTTGCTAAAAAATTGGCTAAACGCCAGCGGTAACATTACATGGTCGTAATATTACTTGAGACCTTCGTTGTTTTTAGCTAATTCATTATATCGACTGGATCGACAAGCCGATCGTCAATTTTTAGCTAATCCTGGCGGTTATGCCTGGATCTTAACTAATAGATAAATTGGCCTATTGTTCGCACCTATTGCCGGATCCAAAAGAAATCTCAGAAATCTATATTTTGAGGTTTTTTCTTACCGATTCTCCTGATAGTGTGGTGGCACAAATGACGATACATTATCTTACCAATAGATTGCCTATTGTGTACGGTATTGTGTCGTTATTTGTGTTGTGTAAAAAATCAGATACGGGAAAGGATTAGGCTATGGATTTGTCTATTTTTGACGCTCTTATTGGGCTATCTATCAAAGATAATAAAACTGACTATGGCAAAGTAATGAAATTTGTCACGGTTAGCAAAGATGATAAGACAGTAGTTTATGCTGTTCTTACATCTATTAGTGAAAGTGGTAAAAACAAAGCCATTACGCTCAAGTTTTTATCTGAGTTATTGGCTTCGCAAAAGATTTTCCTTCGTCGCAAAGATGACGGTAAGTTTTTTGTTGTTGCTTATCCAGAAGGTCACAAATACGCTAAGCGTGTGTTTTCTGGTAGGCGAGCGCATAAGTATTCTATTTGTGGTATTGGTAGTATCAACAATAACGCAATGATTGGAGATGAGCGTATTGACATTACAAAACACGTCGCATCTAATGAAAGTACAAAAGTAAGTGTCAAAAATATCAAAGAAAGGGTAAACTAATGACTAACGACACAAATCAAGTAATTGATTTTGCTGTAAAAGTATTTCGTTTTGATCATACATATTATTATTCAGATGATTATGGTGTATGGCGAAATGGAGAATCGGTAAAGAAAAGCCTTTGTGAAGAAGCTAAATCTATGAATTTGTCAGTTGGTGACAAAATGCTTATGATTGAAGTATTCAAAACACTTTGGAATGACAATAGACATCGTGAAGATAGTGATAAATGGGAATTGATTGATGCTAATCATATTCAATGGCCTTATAAAGCAAGTATGTATAACATTATTGGAATAACTGAACAAGATTATTTGTTTATTCCGGCCGGTAATCAATAGTTACGAGAAAGGTAACAACAATGGAAAACAATGAAATGCGCGATAGCGTTTTACAAAATGATGTTTCATCAGCAGATGATTTAGATATGATCATTGTTGATGAAAGCGAACTAGATTTCCCACGTCAAAAGAAAAAGAAAATCAAACCGTATTTTGATGGTGGTACATTTTTGACAAATCATCCACATCACCGTGATGGTTGGACAAAAGTTGATTGGGATTTTTATGCTGCACTTGTGCGTATAAAAGTGCTTAGAGTAAATAGAAAAGGTTTGGTAGCAGTATTGGATGACATCAAAGAATTTCGTATGCTTCCAACTAAGGAAGCAAATGTTCTTTGCCAATGGCTATTTGACAATGATTTTATCTTTGTTGTTTATGAAGGTGACGAAATCAGAAAGAAGGAAAATGGACAATCTAACTAGAAATCAACTATTGAATGAGTTAGAAAATCTAACTCGTCAAATGGACGTGCCAATTCATCGGCAAAAAGATCCAGGTTGGCTAATTAGAAATATTGAGATAAATAATCCCGGTCACAAAAATATTGAGAAAATTATAAGAATCTGTAAATTATTCGGGAAGGAAAATAATGATGTTTGACAAAGGTGATTTGGTTAGATGGTATCCAGATTATGATAATGATATAGATTATGAACTAGCATACTTTGATAGTTATGCTAGGGAAGATCCAACAAGTTGTTATATTTATACTCTTGATAATTTACTTATTGGAATCTATACAGATGTTAGTCGAGTTAGTGAATCTAAAGAAAGTGATACTCAAAAATCCTATTAGCAAAGGAGTAATAATGGCTATTTGTGTTTATTGTGAAAAAGAATACATTGATGAGAGAAAAGAAGCCGGATTTGATTATTGTTTGGCTGATGCTTGCTATAAGCAAGGGATTGATAAATCTGAAAGGGAATTTCGCAAGATTTACACCCCAGCATTACTACACAAATCAAATTACTTCTGGGTTAAGAAAACTGAATTAGTTACTCTAAATACTAGAAGCGATCTATTGGTTGAAAGAGAGAATCTGTAATGATTAGAGAAATCCCAACAAATTGCTTTGTTTGTGACAGAGAAGTGAAATATTTGTGGGAAGATTTAGATAAAACGACAAATCTAGAGAATGCTTCAGATATTTTTATTCAAAGCGATTATGGAAGCGAATTTGATCTGGATCAGTATTCAGCAACAGTTTGTGATAATTGTTTGCAAAAAGCAATTGAATTGAAAAAAGTTCGCTATATCAAAACTCTAAAATTTAAATGCAAATAACAACCAAGAAAGGGAAAGTAATGGGTAATCACAGAAGAAATTGGCAATACGCAATTACAAAAGAAGTATTAGCTATTCATGAAGTAATTGATCCATACGATTGGGAATTAGATATTGATATGAATGAAGACTTTCAAGAGT